GTACCACATCATCCAATAAGATTTTCCTACGTTGTCATGTCCTAAAATGAAATTTAGTTGACCACGTTTAAAAAGTAAAAAATCATCTAAATAAATACCTAATCCTAATCCTTTTTGTATTTGATTATTTCTGTATTTATGTAAAAAGTCATTACTATGTCCGTTTGCTACTATCATAATCCGTAATAATTATTAGTTAAGTCATTTTTAACTACATTAGTTACGTTAGAGTACTTGTCTATTGTTTCAGTACGTGAAAAGAATTCTAATGTACAATACATATAATTTGAGTCTTTATGATATTGATTATTCTTTACGTTGTCAATAGCTTCTTTAATTTGAGTTTTATTATAGCCTTGTTTAAATAACGATTTGTATTTACTTTTTACTTTTGTATTAACTACTTTAAAACTTCTACCAAATGATTCATTAATATACTTTAAAAGATAATCGAAGTCGATAGACTCGATAGTATTATTTTCTTTATCTTCTCTCTTCTCTTCTCTTCTCTTCTCTTCTGTATTACGTTCGTTATACGTTTCTAATACGTTCGTATTACTATCGTTATTCGATTCTAATACTATTGTATTACGTTTTGACCACCTTTTTTTTACAGATTCTCTTGCCTTTTCTGACTTATCTAACACATATTCAAATTGTTCGTCTAAGAAATAGATTTTAATAAAACCATCAATTTCTTTAATTACCTTTTTTGATAATAAGTTTTTATAATTATGTTCATCACACTCAATAATTGCATCTTCAATAGATAGTTTTGTTTCATTTATCCAATATAAACAACATAACTCCATAAAAGAAGATTTAGCTTCTGGTGTACATCTTTGAATTTTTCCCATTTTCCACTCTGAAATAGAAAACTTAAACCATTGCATCTTTTCCATAACTAATCAATTAAAGCAATTTGTTTTCTTAATTCTCTGCTTAATCGAATAGCTGTTTGTTTGTCAAGACTTAAAAGCTGTCTATTAAAATCGTGTGAAACAGACTCATCCTTTATTAGGATTGTTATCTCATCTTCTGAATTCAAGAATACTTCTAATGAATTTTCTTGAGTGTTTGTTTTTTGTGTTCCGTAGAACTTTAATTGTACTCCCATAATCTGTGAATGTTTTATAAAAACAAGCAAAATTTTAGTTAAATAAAAAACCCCATCAAATCGGTAGGAGTCTCACGTCTACGTCATTGACAGGGTTTAAATTTCTTTTAGTTCACTATGTTTGAGACTCGAACTGGTCCACAAATATAATAAAACTTTTAGAAACAGCTACTTATTTCAGGAACTTTTTTTCCTTCATAATCAATATATTCTTTTACATCGTTGAATTTACTACAATCATTAACCGTAGATACATTATAGCATTGATATACGTTAGCACTTCCGTTGCCATTTGGAACTATTCTTAAAGTACTCATTTCAACTTTAAACACCCTGTCACAATCGCAGTCTTCTTTTTTTAATGCTACTTTTTCTTTCTCGCAGCTTGCTAAAAATAGCGATGCTAATATTATAATTTTCTTCATTTGATACTAATGTTTTTATGTTGTTTTAAAATTTCATCTATTATGTCGCGAACGTCTGTTATTAAATGTTCGTCAACTGACTTTACTAAATATACTTTATTATACCCTTTTTTTTCAAGCTCTCTGATTATTATTTTAGTCGTTATCTTCATTTATCTCTAAACCTAAAATGTTATATGTTATTTGTTTATTGTGAAACTGAATTAATGCCCAGTTACCACTTTGTTTAATGATTACAAACCAATCATTATAAGCTGGTATAAATACTTTCTTCATATTTTAAACCTGTTTTATTTAATAATCTTTTTATATTATCTCTTTGCTCTTCACCATAAACCTCAAAAACTATTTCATAATTCATTTGACCAACTTTTTCAACCGTATAAAAATCTTTTTCTTTTGGTTCAAAAAACATATCAAATAAATCAAACAAATTTTTCGGGTATGTTAAACAATCCCTAACAATTGCTGTAAATTTATACTTTATCATCTTCTTAATTCTTTTGCTTTTGTTTCATACCAATTTGCCTTCTCTAAATCACGTTCAACGGATTGCTCAGGCTTTAATCCTAATCTCATTCGGTATTTAAAAGCATTCATTTCGCAGTAAACCCCTAAACTCTCTTTACCCCATATTAACTCCATCATTTCTATTACTTCCTTACTACCTTGTTTGTAGTGGTTAGGGTTTATAAAGTCATATTCTTTAACCTCATCAAACCATACACCAGGAACATCGCTAAAATCAAAAATATGATTGATTCCTTCAACTTGAAACACGCAATCATCTCTATAAACATTTACAACTTTGTAAACTTTATTCTCAACTATGCCCAAAACATCACTTGTTAAACACGCTTTTAATTTTTGTCCTAAATTAACCATTTGTTAAGTCTTTAAATTTTTTACCTATCTCGCTTTCATTAAAATAACACACAAAGTTGTTATCTGTTGTTACACTAAAATATCTGGAAGTTCCAAAGGTTTCAGTTCTTTTAATTGTGTAAACTTTTCCTTTTGTCATGTAGTCTATTCCTAACTCCAACAATAACAATTTATCCCCTATTTTCATAATCTTCTAATTTTTTGTCATAACTAATTTCAAAAGCTCTAAGTAATTCTCTAACTGAATCAACTGACTTTGTTAAACCTGCGTTTTCTTCAATATTCATAACTCCTGTCATTTCGGTACAAACACCTTCTAACCATTTTAACGTGTTAACTATCCTTGCTTTGTTTTGCATTTTGAATAACGTTGTATCTGTTAAACATTCAATCTCGTCAAATGCTATCTGCATCATTATATATGCGTTCATAACCTTTTTTTGAGCAAACAAGTTGTCTTGTACTTTTACTCGGTGTGTGCCTACTACTATTGTACTCATAATTGTTTAAAATATAAATTTACAAACTCTTCTATTGTCAATCCTATGTGTTTATCTCCGTTATCTCTTAGGAATAGATTGAAGTTTACAACTAAATCTTTTTCTTTTTCTAAGTATTTTGAGTAGTTATTTATAAACGTTCTACCTTTCGGTGTATGCACATCAAACAACTCTCTGTGATTAGCTTCTAAGTCGCTAAATACTTCTTGTATTGGTGTTTTCATAATTTTTCTAATTCTTGTTTCACTTCTAAATAATATTCTAAGATTTCCAATGGTAATTTTTTACCTAATTTTAACACCTCATCAACTGCTAAGATTGCACAAACTTTGGCATAAATAACATTCGTAAAATAACCGCTATCTGTTTCCTCAGTACGTATAGCGTAGCAATACTTATCAAATAACTCTTTCGCTTTTTCTTTTGCTTCTTTCATTTCTTAAAAAAATTAATTATTCTTTCTTTTTTTGTCATTTTTACAAAGGTAAATTTACCTTCAATCCTTGCCATCAACCCTCCGAACTTTTTAGCTCGTTTATAACCACATATTCTGCATTCGATTACAACCCCCTTATCTGCCTCCCTTTGGTACTTTGAATTATTTATGTGGTACATTATCAATGGGTAATTTTTCTTGCAACTGAAACATCTTTTCATAATAAATTTCTCCTATCGTTACTCTTTTTTCTATTGCCTCTTTCAACAATTCTTCTCTTTTCATGTTGCAGTAATTAACCGCTCTAATGATTTCGTATTTACAGGCTATCATATATCTTTTTTTCAATTGGTGAAAGGTCTTCATAAGTACATTTAAACTCTTGCATTGCTTCGTTTTCATCCGTGTAATACGGCTCATTCTTAGCACCTAAATGTACACCTTTTAACTTGTTCCATTCCTCACGTAAAAGATAGCAATAAGCAAGTTTTAAATCAAACTTTTCGCTAATATCAGCAACCGTGTAACCATTTGCCAACATATCAAAGATTATCATTTTCTCATCTTGTGTGTACGTTTCACGTTTGTAGGTGTATGTAAAAGAAGTCTTTTCAAAATCGCCTTTATTTATTAATAATTTGTTAGATGTCGAGATTAAAACTGCCCTTCCGTGCGTATCTATTTTCTTTGCTTCAAACTCTAAACCTACTAAATCGTTATACCATTTAGTACTATCACTACATTTTATAATTTTTATTTGCATCTTTTCCAAATTGTGCGGTTACCTTCTCTAATCGGATATCTACCTTTTGAGAAGTAAAAGTTAAACATACTATCAATTTCTTTATCTATGTGCTTTGTGCTTTGTTGCCAAGTGTTCTTGTAACTCATTCCTAACACATCTGAAATATCTTTTAACGTCATTCCTGTGGCTTGTAAGCGATTTATTGCAACCCTACGCATCATTTTCCATTCGTAGATAATTGGAATGCTTATATCAAAGTATTCTTTCATACGTTTATATATTTAGGTCGGTCATCAATAAATAACTTCTTTCCATTTTCTAAGTTCTTTTTAACTTTCATTTCATACTTAATCACTTCGTCAATCTTCATACATAATCGCATTAAGAAATAACCTACTACTACTTCAATCATAATTATTTAATTTTTGTTTGTTTTTGTCTTACAAATATACAATATTAATTACATATAAACACAATAAGTGTAATTTATTTTACATTCTTTTTTACTTTTAGTTGATAATCAATTACTTATTTGAGTGATAAAATTCAAGTAACCTATTATAGTAAGGTAAATAACGTCTGTTTTTAGGATTTGATCTAAGGAATTGTAGGTGTGTTTCAATAAATTTGTTCGGTTGATCTACTTTACCGAAGTGAAATTTTAATACTTTGTAGTCTTTAATACCTTTCAAGGCTTGTTCTAAATCTGCTAACTTCATGAAACAAAAATAGCGAACAAAATTAATTATTCGCTATCTCTGAAAATTTAAATCAAAAGTTATGCATGACAAATATAGTTATTTTATTGTAGGATAAACGATACCACCATCATTAAATGACATACCTATATCTAATCTATTTCTTAACATTTGCCAATTTAAACCGAATGCCTTTTGAAAGTGTGGGTAATCAGGAAAAGACTTCCAATCCCCGCCCCATTCGTAGCCTTTCGATTTAAAGAACGCAATCACTTGTTTGTGATACTTACTGCTTACATTCCATTCAATGCTTTCAAACGTTCCGTTATTGTCTTTATCAAGTAATATAACGTAATCAAAAGCTAAGCCATAATTATGGATTGATTGACCACCTCGAGCGTTTGTAACTTTTGGTCTTTGGTTAAATAAAGCATTCTGCTCTGTAACACTACGAAATACACTCGAAAATCTTAGTCTTACACCTTTCGGTAAAAGGTTATTACATTCAATGTATAGTGCTTCTAATTCCTTCCTAATAATAGGATGAGCTTTTTGTATTCTAC